GATCAATGAAGAGGGCTTTCGAGCCGCTATCCCTACGACTAGAGCTCGCCCAAACTCTCAGACGCTACTTACCTCAAACGCAGGAGATGCTTTCTCGACTGTCCTCAATGGAATGAGAGAACGGGCTTTAGAGAACCCACCAAAGAGTTTCGGATATTACGAGTATTCAGCTCCGCAGTATTGCAAGATAACAGACCGCCAAGCATGGGCGATGGCTAACCCTGCACTTGGCTATACGATAAGTGAGGAAGCCCTTGAAGAAGCAGTTGCGACTAGCCCGATTGAAAATACAAGAACAGAACTATTGTGCTCGTGGATTGATTCTCTCAGTAGCCCGTGGCCTCATGGAGTTCTTGAGGAAACCTCAGACTCCGCGCTCTCGATTCCGGTCGGTGGCTATACGGTATTTGCTTTCGATGTCAGTCCGTCTCGCCGTAATGCAAGCCTCGTCGCTGGTCAAATACTCTCAGATGGTCGCATCGGAGTTGGAATACTCCAGACATGGGAAAGCCAAGTAAGCGTTGATGATCTAAAGATCGCGGTAGATATCAAGGCATGGGCTGACCAGTATCGCCCTCGCCAAATATGCTTTGACAAGTACACAGCCCAATCAATCGCTGACCGACTCTCCAATGCTGGCCAAGTAACCCTAGATATCTCAGGCGCTGCCTTCTATCAAGCTTGCGGAGATCTATTAGATGCTTTGGTCAATCATCGCTTAGTTCATGCTGGCCAAGAGAACTGGATTCAACAGATGAACAACTGCGCGGCCAAGACCAATGACTCTTCATGGCGAATTGTTAAACGCAAGAGTGCTGGCGATGTATCTGGTGCTATCTCTACAGCGATGGTGGTGCATCAATTAACTAAACCACAACAGGTAGCGATGATATACACCGAATGACCTACATCTAGTGTATAATTGCCTTCTATGGGTCTCTTTTCGCGTAAGCCGCAAATCTTAGAAGCGCAAGCTGCACCGCAGGTCATGGGTGAAAATTTACCTTCACTTTATAACGCGATTGCCCTTCGAGTCTCTCGCAAAGATGCCATGTCCGTCAGTTCCGTCGCTCGCGCAAGAAACCTTATCTGCGGAACTGTTGCATCAATCCCACTTGAGTATTACAACAAGCGCACAGGCGAAGTAATTGCCGCGCCTCGATGGATTAACCAGCTTGCAAAAAACCAGCCTTCATTCGTAACTCTTACTTGGATCGTGGACTCACTTCTATTCTACGGAGTGTCCTACCTTCGAGTTACAGAGCGTTATGCAGAAGATGGCAGACCAGCAGCCTTTGAATGGATTGCCAACTCACGCGTTACCTTCACAACTGACCTTGAAGGCATCATGGTCACTCAGTATTACATCGATATCCAACCAATCGACATGAATGACATTGTTACTATTCAGGGATTTGATGAGGGCGTTCTAGAGCGCGCTGGTCGCACGATCCAGTCAGCCATTGATATCAACCGAGCAGCTTCAGTTGCTTCTGCTACTCCAATGTCTAGTGGAATCTTAAAGAACACAGGCGCAGACCTACCAGCCAATGAAGTCTCTGGACTCCTTGCAGCTTGGAAGCGTAGCCGTAACAACAACTCTACTGCTTATCTCACATCTACTCTTGAGTTCCAATCAACACAGTTCTCGCCTAAAGATATGATGTACAACGAGGCTATTCAGAACCTATCAACTGAGATTGCTCGCGCAATGAACGTGCCAGCCTATTATCTTTCAGCAGATCAGAACACCACAATGACTTATGCAAATGTCCAAGATGAGCGTAAGCAGTTCTATGCGCTATCTATTGAGCCTTACATTCAGGCTATTCAAGCGCGATTCTCTATGAACGATATCTCTACAGACGGTCATGAAGTTCGCTTTGCGGTATTTGATACCTTCTTAAAGAACGATCCATTAGTTGAACTCCAAGTAATCGAGAAGCTCCTAACCCTAGGACTTATCTCTACAGAGCAAGCGATGGAAATGACAGACCTTACCCCTAACGGAATCGAAGGAATGAGCTAATGAATAACCTAATCATCGAAGCAGCCTCAATCGAGTGCAATGAAGATCGCAGAGAAATCTCAGGCAAGATTGTGCCAATGGGTACAGGCGAAGTGGGCAATACCAACATGGGCGGCGTTGTATTCGAGGCTGGCTCTATTGACATTGCAGATGTATCCAAGATTAAGTTGCTATCACAGCACGATATGAAGAAGCCAGTTGGTCGCATGATTGCAGCAGAGACTCGCTCAGATGGCATCTATGCAACCTTTAAGCTCTCACGATCTACAGGCGGCAATGATGCTCTAGTCATGGCTCAAGAAGGACTTGTCTCAGGTCTCTCAGTAGGCGCAGAAATCATTGCATCTAAGCCCTCACGCGATGGACACATTGTTGTCACAGCCGCGAAGCTCAAAGAAGTTTCTCTCGTAACTGAACCGGCTTTCAAGTCTGCTCAGGTATTAGAGATCGCAGCAGAGGAAGTTATCCCTGCTGAAGAAACCCAACCAGAAAGCGAGCCCGAAAAAGTGGAAGAAACCACAACTCCGGTTGAAGCTCCAGCAGTTGAAGCAGCGGCAGTAGAAGCGGCTCGCCCAACAGTTGCAGCGGCACACTACACAAAAGAGCGCACAGCTCCAATCACATCAGCGCAGTACCTCGAGGCATCAATCAAGGCAGCGATGGGTGACGACTCAGCTCGTCGCACAGTTCTTGCAGCTGACGATGACACTTCAACAAACACAGGACTTACACTCCCACAGCACCTCAACGAGTTCGTAACAACAACATTCACAGGTCGCCCTGCGTTTGAAGCAGTTACACGTCAAGCATTGCCAGCAGCAGGAATGTCATTCACAATCCCTAAGCTCGGAACTGCTCCAACAGTTGCAGACGCAAACGAAGGTGCAGCACCATCTGAAACAGGCATGACTTCAACTTATGACACAATCAACGTCAACAAGTTTGCTGGTCTTAACCGCATTTCATGGGAACTCATTGATCGCTCATCACCAGCGTTCATGGACTTGCTCATGACAGAACTTCGCAAGGCATACGAGAAGGCAACAGACGCAGCACTTATCGCAGCGTTCACAGCTTCAGGAACACAGGCAACAGGAGTTGCAGCAACAGCAGCAGGACTCCAGAGCTTCATCTCAGTTGAATCAGCAGCAGCTTACAAGGCTACTGGTGGAAACTTTGCTAACAAGCTCGTTGCTTCGACAGACCAATGGGCGGCAATCAACGGCTACGTTGATGGCTCTTCACGCCCTCTATATTCCGCACAGGGTCAGACACAGAACGCTTCAGGCGCAACTGTTCCAACTTCTGTAGTAGGAAACGTTCTGGGCACAAGCCTAATCGTGGATCACAACATCTCAGTATCAGGAATCGTTGACGAGTCAGCATTCCTTGTTGCTCCAGAATCAGTTTACGTCTGGGAGTCACCAACAACACAGCTTCGTCTTAACGTGCTAACTTCTGGTGAATTGGAAGTCGCACTTTATGGTTATCTAGCCATCGGAATTTTGAAAGGTGGAGTTGGCGTACGCCGCTTCAATCTCTCATAATTCAGTAATACCCTAAGTCGCTCAAGGGGGCTGCCGGAGCCCTTGCAGTCCCCTTGAGTCTTTAGAAAGGACAACATGAGTACAACAACAGTTGCAGAACTTCGCACAGCTCTCGGAATCGGAACTCTTTATACCGATGCCGTATTGCAGTCCGTCTGCGATGCTGCTGATGATGTTATGTTGCCCTTTCTATGGACTAATACGACTCCAGCAGTAGGGCATAGCAATGTGGGTACAGATGGCACACTCTACTTCAATGACTATGTGCAAGATGTGTTCTATGTAGGACAGTCAGTTGTGATCACTAAGTCCGGTACTAAGTTCAATGGAACTAAGACAATCACCGGCGTTGGTGAGAAGAGTATCAATGTCACAACAAATCACACCAGCGACAATCCTTATCACCCAATCAACCCTTATGGTCAGGTTGCGGCAGATACCTATGTCGATTACACAACTATTGCAGCAGTCCAAGAGGCAAGCCTCATGATCAGCGTTGCTATTTGGCAAGCACGTCAAGCTCCAACAGGACAAGGCGTAAGCATCGATGGATTCGCTCCAAGCCCTTACACAATGTCTAACCAACTTATGGCTCGCGTACGTGGCTTACTTGCACCTTATTTGAGCCCTAACTCAATGGTGGGCTAATGCCAGCGATTACCACCCTACGATCTAGCATCGCTTCGGCTCTTACTGATAACACTAAGTGGTCAGTATTCTCCTACCCGCCAGCGAGCCCTATTGCTAACTCTGTAATCATCAGCCCTGCTGATCCATACATCACTCCGACCAATAACGATTACACCTCAATCGCTCCTCTTGCTAATTTTTCAATAAACATACTTGTGCCATTGCTAGATAATCAAGGCAATCTTGCGGGCATTGAAGATGACATCGTGCGAGTCTTTCAGCTCTTGGAAGCATCAAGCATTGTGTTCAACGTAGGGAGCGTGAGCGCACCAGCGGTTCTCAGCCTACCTACCGGCGATTTGCTGAGTTGTACAATACAGGTCAGCACCCTAACGGAATGGAGCTAATCGATGAGCGATTGGACAAAGGAGCAAGCCGACTTTCTAATCAAAATCGGTCAAGTTCCACCAGCAGCACCAGCACCAAAATCAACTACTAAGAAAGATGAGGAATAACTGAAATGGCAGTATTCTTAAATAACGGCGTTGTACTGACAATCAATTCAGTTGATCTCTCAGACCACGTTACAGCAGTCACAATCAACCGTTCATTCGATGAACTCGAAGTCACCGCGATGGGTGACGGCGGTCACAAGTTCGTGAAGGGTCTTGAGGCTTCCTCAATCACAATCGACCTTCTCAACGATACAGCTACATCAGAGGTTCTACAGACACTTCAGGCTGTATGGGGAACTAACACAACAATTACAGTCAAGCAGACTTCTGCTGTTGTGTCTGCAACTAACCCTCTTTACACAATGACTTGCCTTATCAACAACACCACAGACGTTAATGGTTCTGTCGCTGATCTCAGTACCCAGAGCCTTACATTTAACGTGTCAGGTACAATTGCAGTAACAACTTCAGCGTAATAACTAACTAAGGGGCTAACAATGGCAAAACTCAAAGTAACAAGGGCTGATGGACAAGTGCAAGAGTTTGAGATAACTCCTGTTCTTGAATATAGCTTTGAAGCATACGCCAAGAAGGGCTTTCACAAAGCTCTGATAGAAGACCAGAAGCAGTCAGATGTTTACTGGCTCTGCTGGGAAGCAATTAGGCGTTCGGGTGAAACAGTCAAACCTTTCGGGGAAGGATTCCTTGAGACTCTCAAGTCAGTTGAGGTCTTAGAGTCTGACCCTTTAGGGTAGATCGGAACTCCCTCACCTATCTCGCAGCTCGCTTGAGTTACGAGTATGGAGTTCCCTTCCAAACCATTGTTGAGTTATCACCGATGGCGTTCAAGGCACATTTAGAAGTCCTCAAGGACATAGGGAAGGAGCGAAGCGATGCGCATCGAAATACGCGGAAACGCTGACCTTCGCAAAGCAATGCGACGCTTTACGCCCGACCTTGAGAAAGCCTTACGCAAAGAAATTGGCGCAGCTCTTCGCCCAGTTGTAAGAGAAGCAAAGGGATTCGTTCCGGCTGTATCTCCTATGTCTGGGTGGGCTGGTCGCTCATTTAGTGAAGGCAAGTTCCCTACCTATAACGCCTCAATCATCAAGGCTGGCATTAAGTATTCAGCAAGTCCTAGCAAGATAAACGCACAGGGCTTTAGCTCGATGGCAAGCGTTCAGAACAACAGCCGCGTAGGTTCTATCTATGAAGGCGCTGGTCGCGCTAACCCTAATGGACAGCCTTGGGTTGGCACTAAAGGATCTGGTAGCAACCGATACAGCAAGTCCAGAAATCCTAAAGCCGGACAACAATTCATCGCTAATCTGCCACCGCTTGTCGGCAGTCTTAAAGGTCGAGGTCGCTTGATTTATCGCGCTTGGGCTGAGAACAGAGGCAAGGCAGAAGGAGCTGTTAATAAAGCAATTGACACGGCTCTGACAGAATTTAGAGCTCGCGCTAAACAAGGTCTAGGGAAGGCAGCATAATGGCAACAATCTATGAAGAGATTAAGATTGCTTCCAAGGCTGACACCCGTGGATTTAAGAAGGCTGAATCAGCCGCATCTAAACTAAACAAGACTCTTAGAAACCTAGGCTTAGCTCTTGGTACAACTGCACTTGTCTCTTATGGCAAGGCAGCAGTCAAGGCTTTCGCAGCCGATGAAGCGGCAGCCAATCGCCTAGCAACGGCAGTAGATAACCTTGGGCTTTCATTCTCCCAAGTGCAGGTTGCAACCTTTATTGACAACCTTGAGCGCAGCGCAGCAATAGCCGATGATGTACTTCGACCAGCCTTCCAAGGATTACTAACAACAACTGGATCACTAACCCAGTCTCAGAAGCTTCTCAACGATGCTATTCAAATCTCAAGGGCAAGCGGTATCGATTTAGCCACAGTCGCAACCGACCTCGGCAAAGGCTATGTAGGGATTACTAGAGGCTTAATCAAGTACAACACAGGCTTGACTAGAGCTGAGATTACAACTAAATCATTTAACGAGATTCTCGGCATTATGCTTGCCCGTTCAGCAGGTTCAGCACAGGCTTACCTTGAAACAACCTCTTACAAGATGGAAGTCCTTACAACAGCAACCGGAAGAGCTCAGGAGACAATCGGCAAAGGTCTAGTAGATGCTCTTGCTCGCGTAGGCGGTGGCACAGAAGCCAGCGATGCAGCTAAGGCGATTGATAACATTGCCAAAGCCACCAGCAATGTAATAGTTGCATTGGGTACTGGTATCGGATTGATTGAGAAGTTCCGTAAAGGTTATACTAATTTTCTAGCAGGTGGCGATGTCGATGTCATGCTGCAAGCACCTAAACCATCAACTAATCGATCAGCATCTCCAGCAGGTACAGCACAGCGCACAGCGCAGCAGCGAGCAGCAGAAGCGACAGCAGCCAAGCGAGCCAAGGAGTTAGCAGCCTTGCAGACTAAGCAAGTTAAGGCTCAGAAGGCTTTGACTGACGAGCAAAAGAAGCAGAACGCTCTTAAGAAGGCTGGCTCAATCTTTGACCTAGAGCAAGTGCAACTCATTGCTGCCCTTAAGGGTAAGTTATCTGATGAAGATCGTAAGCGAGTAGAACTCCAGTTTGCTTTGATTACTGGCAATGTATCAGAAGCCAAGAAACTAACTAATGAAATAGCAGTTGCTCAAGGCTTAGGCGAGAAGCTCGCAGGATACCTAGCAAGCCTTCCAGATGCTAAGAACCCGTTTGCTTCATGGGGAGCGTACCTCGATATGCTTGCCAAGAAGGCTTCTTTAATAGTTACGGGCGATCCTAATTTCAACAGTTCTTTAGGCTGGAATAACAATCCTTCATTCCCTGAAATTCCTGATGTTCCAGAAACTAATGTGACACCATTCCCTAGATCAACACCCGGCAGCTTCCGCAGGGCAGAAGAACAATCAAACCTGACTGGACCGATTCAAGTCTCAGTCAATATCGATGGCAAGGCAATAGCGACAGCGCTACAAGACTCATCTCTCTCAGGTATCTCATCAAGTGTTAATAGAACCTACGGAAGCTTTGCAGGTCGCTAATGGCTTTACCTGCCGAGATATCCGTATCCTTCGACTTTAGTTCTGGTGCTACTTTCGGCTACCCATTTACTATCGGCGATGCTAAGTACGGAGTTCTAGGTACAGGCACACTTGGCTCATCTACAGTTCCAGTTCCCATTGTTGATCTAACTCCTAATGTCATCAATATAACTATCAACCGCGGCAGAGATATCCAAGCAGATACCTACATTGCTGGCACAGCCGTTGTACGCATTACAGACCCAGATTCATACTTCAACCCACAGAACACATCAAGCCCGTATTACGGCTATTTAGTGCCTCTGCGCAAGGTGCGTATCTCAGCTACAACAGCGACAGCGCAGGAGTTCTTATTCTCAGGCTATACAACTGAGTACCGATATACCTATGACCAAGCAGAGCAGATGGGTTATGTAGATATCTATATCGCTGATGCCTTCCGCTTGTTTAACCTAGCCCAAGTCACAACAGTCACAGACTCAGGAGCAGGGCAAGCAACTGGCACACGCATTGGCAAGATATTAGATCAAGTGGATTTCCCTTCCAATAT